CCTACCTCTGAATACTTGTAACCTTCTATGACCGCTGTTAGGCGGCAGCGGCAGTTATGCGCGATTGCCATTATGTCATTGTTGCTTTGCTTGTTGTTTGATATACTACTATTAACAAAATAATATCCGTTTTCAGATTGGAGGTTATACACATGGGTACACCCAGAATCTCTCTTGATGTTGATTATCTTGTCAGCGAATACAACGCCAACAAATCCGTTAAGGCACTTGCTCAACAGTTCGGGGTCAGCCGCGACGTTATCAAACAGCGACTCAATTCCGTCGGAATTAAACCGCGCAATCGGTCTGAGTCCATGTTTGTTAGAATGGCTCAAACCCCCCTTGAAGAGCGAAAAAGACTTGCACACGCCGCCAACGTTGCTAAACGTGGTTCTCATAACACTTTTGAAATGCTTCAAAAACGTGCACTTGCTCACAAACGCTTTATTGGCAAGCATGAACAGGAATTTATAAACGCCATCAGTAATGCTAACATTCCTGTTATCCCCCAAGAACCTTTTTTGAGTTATAACCTCGACATCGGTTGTGGGAATATCGCCGTGGAAATTCACACCCAATGCGCAAATCCTCTTACCGCCAATTATATTAAAAAACTTATGAAGTGTGTCAAATCGGGTAAAAATATGCTTTATGTTTGGATTTCTCCGCGCCATGATTTCATCACCGATGACTGTTACAAGAATGTTATCTCCATTATTCAGAGCGTTCGCCGCAATCCACCCGTTAATGCTAAGTATTGGGTGATTAGGGGTACAGGTGAACTTTACGCCTGCGGCAGTTTCGATAGTGATTAACTCCCCTTTGTATTCATGTTTGTATGTGCGGATTATTTCACTATTCGTACATACAGACGTTTCACCAACGAAACAATTATAAATTTCGCCGCCATCCCTACACTCGGGGTCGCCCGGGAATCTGCAATTATTTGAAAAAAGCTCACCTTCTGCTCTTTCCTCACCGTCTAAAAGTCTGTGGCTTAATCGTGTTCGGCTGTCTTTTGTGGCGTTCCACTTGTTTTTTAGCTTAATGCCTTTTTCTCTTGCTTCATGGTAGCGGTTATAATGCCCTAAGTTTTCTGAGCCTGTGGCAAGTGTCCGAGCCGTTCTAATGCTCTGCGCTGAGTTCATTTTTGCAACAGATTTCAAGCGTTTTGCAAGTTTGGGGATAGAATCGCCTGTCATTATGCCTTGAAGTAATGCGGAATTGATCTTCTTCATGTTCCACTTTTCTTCTTTTGGAATTTTCTTCTTTCGTTTTGGCAGCTTAATTTCTTTACGCTTAATCATGGCTTCGACAGCTTCTTCATTTATCAGAGCAAAATTAACGCTCTCTTGCCCTAATTCAACCTCAATTTCGTATCCTGCGTAATTTGCCCCCATAGCGTAAAATGTCGGCTCTTTGCCGTTTATATAACTGTCGGCTTTTTCTTTTGCGTGGGTTAGGTCTTTTGCAAGGTTATTAACCATCTGTTTATAATATTCCCCTGCAAGCATCTTGTTTCTTCGCCATTCGGTGTACTCTTTTTCTGTGATCTCTCCGCTTTCCATCTGTGTATGCTTCTTGCGGTCGTTCACTTCAAAACGCTTAAAATAATCATGGGCTTTTTTCTCCATGATTTTTAAGGCTTCTTGATACTCTTTCTTGATCTGCCTTTCAAGCTTCTTCATTTCCCTGTCGGTTTCTGCGTATCCGTCTTTACTCATGTTTTGCCGCCCTTTATCTTAGCATAAGCAACGCTTAAATCTTTTTCTCTTTGCTTTTTGTTCTTTGCCGTGGCTCTTTTCTTTTTTGCCATGCTTTTTTGTCTTACGGAACTACTTTCAGCCTTTGCGGTTGCCGTAATAGACGAAACGGCTTCTTTCTTGGATGCGTTGATCTGCCCTATCTTTTCCTTGATCTTTTCTCTCATTTTTGCCTTGACTTCTTTAGGCGCGTTTTTAAGCTGATTTCTAAGGCTTTCAATCTGGCTTTTTGCCTGTTCGGTCAGAGCGTCTTTTTTTGCCTGTTTCTGCGCTCTTATCTGCTCCAACTGCTTTTCTTTGAGGTCTTTGATCTGCGCTCTGTCCTGCTCGTTGCTTTTCTTCTCTTTATCTTTGATCTGGGATTTTGCATATTCCCACTGTTCTTTTTGCGAAGTCGAAAAGCCCCTTGTTGACCGTCTGCGCCCTTTTAGCTTTTTATGCTTTTCGTAGTATTCATGTGCTTTTTGGGGGTCATAATCAATTCTACTCATTTAATTCCTCCAACAGTTCATTAAGCATACTTTCAACCTCTGTGCCGTACTCATCTATCATATCTGAATCAATTTCGGTCGTATCAATCGGCTCTGTTTCTTCGGTTTCTTCGTCCTCTTCTTCGCCAAAATTCATGTTGGCTTCTTCATCCTCTTTTTCTTTCAAGATTTCATCAAGTCGGTCAATATCACCCATCACCGTTAAAATCTTTTCTGTGATATAGTTTTCGGGCAGATATTCAGCCGCCTGTAATATAACGGTGATTTCCTCGCTTCTGTTGATAATAGTTGACCTTGTGAAGCTTACAGTATCATCAATTCCGGCAAGTGACAGAATCGCTTCAAGGGCTTTTGTTATCTGATACTCTATCTTGTCGCCCTTTTCTGATAACGGCTCATAAGCCGCCTTTATCTGTGTAGCTGTTGCCGCTCCGCTTGCTATGCTCTTAACATCAAGAGCCATTGCATCCCTATAAAGGTCGTTTTCAAGCCTTGTCAAAAGTGCTTCTCTGCTTGCATAAGGTACATCCTGCGTATGGCTTTCAGCCCTTGCGCCGTCATCCTCAATAACTGCCGCTTTAACGGTGTGCATACGCTTAACGAATTTAGCAAGGTCAACATCATCCATTCCCCCTGCGTTCTGCAAAATCCAATAAATCTGCGAACAATCGTCAACATCGTTAGCAAAGCCACTCTTGATAAGGTCGAAGCAGTCAATCTGTTCTTTCAGTCCATTAATTGAAGATGTGTGGCTTTCATTTCCATACATCGGAACTATCGGGAATGTAGGGTAATTCTCGCCCTTATAGATAATATCTCCATCGGCTTTGGTGCTTGTCACGCTGATTTTATAGGCTCTCTTTTCGTTGATGATCTCGCCGCTTGACTTCTTCTTGCTCCACATCATATCTGTATATCCGTCAAGCTCATAAAGCGTAGCCCTTAACGGTTTATCTGCGGCAATCTGCCAAAATCTGACACCTGCTTTCAAACTTCCATCTTCTTCATCGTAAAGCGGTGCGAATTCATCAAGGGCGAAAACGTCGATGTGATCTAAGTTCCAAAAGCCGAAAGTTACGGACTGTACTCTTGCCTTTGTAGCCCAATCCTGCACAGACGTATCAAAGTTTTTGCCTAACCTGTCTTTGTTGGAGCTTTCTCCAAGCGTTACACCATTGCCTAAAAGGTATTGGATTTCCTGTGTTGTAAACGTGTTATAAAAGCCGCTACACAGTTTGTAATTTGCCGAATAATTGTCGGCAACAGCTTCGCCGCTGATTTTATAAAGCAATTTCTGATAGGCTAAAATAGTCGTGTTCCGCTTTTCGTAGTATCGTTGAGCATCTATAGCGTTCTGATATTCAACGCTTGATTTATGCTCGTTTATTATCTGACGGACAAAAGAAAGTATATCCGTACTTTCCTGCTGATGCTTTACAAGGTCTTGATATGTTTTCATCTTCGCCCCTTTCTCTGCTACAAATCATAAATTGCTAAGTTTTCCTCGCGCCCTAATTTTGGATACATAACACGCATCAGAGAAGCTAAACTGTCGGGCGCGTCGTCATGCTCTGCCACGTCTGTATAATCACATATCTGGTCAATGTATTCTTGATCTGTGCCATTTACAAAGATTATATCTTTCCAACACTTTTTAAGGTAGGTTACAATTTTAATGTACTTGTTGGTAGTTTCTGCATAGGTCACGACTTTTAACCCTAATTTCTTTTTCAAATCCCTTGCTACCATGCCTTTATCTGCGTTAGTTTCATTATAAAGTTTTGAGCATAAATAATCCTTAAAAAATGTGTCAATCTGATTATAGCAGTCAAGAACGTTTTTACGCCACATTTTACCCAAAACATATATTTTTCCGTCATGTTCTTTTGCTATACTCAACGCCGTATAATCTGCACCGTCAAAGGCTGAATCAACGTGCATAAGCCCATAAAGTACAAGGCTTGCATCTGCCCCGGTCTGAGGATTGACAAAGATAACATCCTCGCTTGCTATATGTTTTAGTTCATAGTTTGCCGCAAAAAGTGACGGTGACATACTTTCGCGCTTCGCTTCTATGTCCTCTGTAGTCATAAGCCCCGTGGAATAGCAGTCATAAATCTTAGGCTTTGGCATAAGGATTGAAGCATCTTCTTTGTGCCACGGGGTTAAGGTGTTGAATATTCGTCCACCCCTGTTTTTGATGTTCTGCAGCTCCTGATATACAAGCTTAGTTCTCTCCCGTTCCGCTGTGCTTGATCTGTCCTGCACGTTGATAATATCATCCGTGAATATCCTATCAAAGTGCTTTCCTGTCATGCTTCCGCTCGTACCCATTCCGACAAGTTGTGATGTTCCTTTTATATCTCTATCAAGATTAGTGCTTATCTCTGTCGCGCTTGCCCTCGTCAGTTTTAAGTCTATTCCATAAAGGCATTTGGTCAAGTATAGGGTATGCTCATTCCTAAGAATCTTTGTCACCTGTCGGATGATTTCTTTAACATCCGAATCCGTTTTTCGCAGGAATGCCGTTCTAAGTTTCGGCAATTCTATAATGATTAAGGCAAGGGCTACCGAAACGCATGTTGTTTTATATGAGTTTCGGTGGGCTTCTAAAGTTTCATCCTCTCTGCCATAAACCATGTCTTTTATCCAATCATTATGCAGGTCGGTCAATTTGTCAAACCCGAGCATCTGCCCGAATCCCACGGGGTTCTCTGTCAGATAGTTAATTACCTGTTTCCGCGTCAGCATTTTTCGGCTCTTCCCCTTCTTTTACTTCGAATTGACCGATTTCCTTTTCAATCTCATCAACTATAGTTGGATTGACCTCTGCAACACTAATCTCCTGCTTGTCAGTCTGTCCGAGATATTGCTTGCTAACCCAAATCAAAGCCGTGGGGTTTCTTTTCATCATTTCGAACTGCGCCCGTCTTATGCTTATTTTTCCAACTTCCCTCTTTTTGGCTGAAACCTCCGCAAATGTTTCGTTGTACGTCCGTTTGCACCAACGCTCAACAGTATCCTCCGAACATCCATCCAACTTATTATCAAAAAATGCCGTAACTTCCGAAAGCGTACATTGAATGGCAAGCAAGCTTTCAAAGTCTTTCCTGTCAAGTTCCTTTAGTGGTCTACCCATTTTCTTTTTAGGTGCGCTTTTCTTTGCGCTTGTCTTTTTGGCTGTTGATTTTTTCGGTGTTCTTTCCATCCATAATCACCACCCTTTCTTAATTTTATAAATCTTTCCACGGAATTTTTTCATCATCCCGAATCAAATATACATCCTCATCACTTCCTTTGAGGTTGATATACCTTTGCAGGATTACATCACTCATTATTCCACCTTGCCTTCCAACCGTAATTATCCGTTTCTTTGTGGCA